CTCCTGACAACTTCTTGGACTTTGATACACAGTCCCGATGTATCTGCTGCAGTAAAAGCAGACCTCATCAAGTCTACTGTTAAGTGGGGCGGGCTAGAACCAAAGAATGATGTTCTGGCAGAAGGAGGATCAGGTGGAGTTAAAATTACAATTAATCTCGGAGATCAAGAACACCGAGCAACTATCATTGACGCAGAGCCAGATGACAGCACCACTGCCATCGAAGCTTCTTAAACACTTTGATAGAGTTTACGAAGGCTGCAAGGCTTGTAAGCTAACAGATATTAGACAGCATGATGCACTGACTGATACACTGCGTATGTATGAAATACCCTACCGAACAAAAATTTTGCGTAAACCATCCACAGTCTATTGGGTATTACTTGTGGAAAACCCGTGTATAGATCACGGGAACTGTGATAGATGCGGGGACAAACTTGTGGACATCTCGTGGTGCAAACATTGTGGAGACATGGGTTGGTTTGACGAGTGGACTACAATGCAAGGGTACTGGGGTTAGATGGAAATAGATTATACACCATCCAAAGTATGTAAAGAATTTATGCAGTCGGATGCAAAGATGCGTGTGCTTATGGGGCCTGTTGGTTCTGGTAAGTCAGTAGCAAGTTGTTTTGAAGTTATTAGACGGGCTACAATGCAGAAGCCTAACAAACAGGGAATCCGTAAATCACGAGTAGCTATTGTTCGTGAAACTGCCAGACAGTTACAAGATACAACTATTAAAACTTTTCACGATTGGTTTCCGCCCGGAATATGCGGAGACTACATGCGTACTACCAAAACATATTTCTTCAAAGTCGGAGATATAGAGTGTGAGATTATGTTTCGTGCTCTCGATGACTCTGACGATGTTGCAAACTTGAACTCATTGGAATTGACGTTTGCATGGTTCAACGAGTGCAGGGATATCAACCCTGACATTGTTGACGCTATGTCAAAACGTATTGGCCGTTTCCCGTCATCTAAAGACGGCGGGCCTTCTTGGTTTGGGATGTGGGGGGATACTAACCCTCCAACAATGGATACATGGTGGTATTATCAGATGGAGGGTTTAGACCCGACAGATGGTGTAAGTCTTAATGATAATGGGTGGGATGTATTCAAACAACCTTCGGGCAGAAGCTCCTTGGCAGAAAATGTTGATAACCTGCCCGAAGGCTACTACGACACCCAAGGTAGATCAGATGAATATGTTCGTGTGTATATAGATGGTGAGTATGGTTTAAGTTCTGCAGGTCAGCCTGTGTATAAATACTTCAAACCAGACTATCATATGGGGCATGCAAAACTTAAACCTATAATTAATGGTGTGCGTCCAGTTGTGGTCGGAATAGATTTAGGCTTGACACCAGCGGCGGTTATAGGGCAACAAGACCCTCGCGGGCGAGTCTTGATTCTCGATGAGGCTGTGAGTTTCGATATGGGAATACAAAGATTCGTCCGCACCATTCTGCGCCCGTTGTTGACCGAGAGGTTCTCGGGCGCACCAATCCTTATTATTACAGACCCTGCAGGAGTGCAACGTGCACAAACTGACGAGAGGTCTGCCGTGGACATCATAAAGGCCGAAGGTTTTAGAGTTCTCCCAGCTAAGACCAACAACGTGTCTGCAAGATTGTCTGCGGTAGACGACTTCCTTATGAGGCAAGTCGATGGGGACTCAGCATTTTTAGTTGATCCCAGATGTACGCAGCTCAAGGCTGCAATGATGGGAGGATACAGATTCCATTACAAGAATGGCAATATTGATAAGAACAAACACTCACATGTAGCAGAAGCGTTACAGTATCTTATGCTGCACGTTGGTACTGCAGGTGAGGGTGGATTTGTCGTACAGAGGCGTGAAATAAAAAGGGTTGCAGCAGGAGGATGGACTTGATACAATCCGCGTATAGTTACCTTCCGACTATGTTACCTTCAAACCCACCTGTTTCCTTTCTGGCAGGTGGGTTTTTCTTGTATTTAAAAAACTTGCATATATACTTGTTCCTATGTATATTTAATTGTAAACTTATTGGAGGTTATTGATGAAAGGACATTGTGGCAGTAAAAAATCCGTCATCTATTCAGATAATCCAAAAATGGACACTAGTGGAATGTCTAGTGTAATGACTGTAGAGATGATGGAATCAGGTGGGCCTGTGGAAGTAAAAGATATGGGCGCAGTTGTAAAGTATGGATCAGGTGGTAAAGTTTATACAAACAAGAATGATAAAGACACCGAAGAAGATATGAAGGATTTAAAAACATAATGGTACTGCAAGTCGTAGGAAATGAAGAATTAGTAAAGCAAGAAGAGGCTCTTACTAAACAGCAGCTAGCTGAAAGGCAGAACGATCCTCTTATTTTAGGATTGGCAGATCACCTACGAACTTGTTGGGATGCCGCCAGAATGGCGAAGAAACCTATCGAAAATATTATGTTAAAAGCACTTCGTCAAAGAAACGGAGAGTATGAGGCAGATAAATTAGCACAGATTAATCAGCAAGGCGGGTCTGATGTTTACATGATGGTTACAGAAGTTAAATGTCGAGCTGCAGAAAGTTGGCTGCGTGATATTCTTCTTGATCAGGGTTCGCCTCCGTGGGGTCTTGAGCCTACACCTATCCCTGACTTGTCACCACAACAGACATCAGAGATAGAAAACTCGTTTGCTGAGCAAGTTGTAAAACTTGTTGAGATGAACGGGCAAGCGCCAACACAAGAAGAAATGATAGAATTAAAAGAAATGGTAACACAAGATTACCGTTTCAAACTATTGCAGGGTGCAGATAACCGTGCAAAGAAAATGGATGTTAAGATTCGTGACCAGTTTACACAAGGTGGTTGGGGCGAATCATTTAATGAATTTATCACCGATTTGGTTACTTACCCATGTGGTTTTGTAAAAGGCCCTGTGGTTCGTAGGCAAAGAAAACTTGGCTGGAAGTATGAGAATGGTAGGACTACTGTAGAAGCAGACGAGATTATTGCTCCAGAGTTTGAGCGTGTTGATCCATTTAGAATATATCCTGAGCCGGGTGTAACTAATCTTAATGATGGTTATTTGTTTCAGCATCATCCGCTAAGTCGTTCAGAGCTTGCAGACCTTATAGGTGTGCCGGGTTATGATGAGGATGCCATCAGGGACGTTCTTGATATTGGTAATGGTACATCTTGGTTTAGTGAAGATGTGGAACTTACCAAAGAGCATGAAGAAAGAAAGTTTCATACTCATAATAAACCTACTACAACTTATGATGCTTTAGAGTTTTGGGGTAAAGTAAGTGGTAAGATGTTAAAAGAGTGGGGTCTTTCTGAAGAAGAAATACCTGATGAAGCAAAAGAGTATGATGCTAACGTTTGGGCCGTAGGTAACTACATCATTAAAGCAGTATTAAACTACGACCCGTTAGGAGAAAAACCATATGCTAAGACATCGTTTATTAAATGCCCCGGTACGTTTTGGGGTAAAGGTATACCAGAAATTATTGAAGATTTGCAGAACATTTGTAACGCTGCTGCAAGGGCTTTGGTCAACAATATGGGGATATCTTCCGGCCCGCAAGTCGAAGTTAACCTCGAAAGAATCCCGCCCAACGAAGACATCACGCAGCTCCACCCGTGGAAAATCTGGCAAGTCACGAACGACCCGTTAGGTTCTAGTGCACCTGCTGTTAGATTTACACAACCGGATGACAACGCAAATACGTTGTTAGGTGTTTATGATAAATTTTCTAAACTAGCTGATGACCAGTCAGGCATACCATCTTATGTTTACGGCGACCTAAATGTACAGGGCGCTGGTAGAACATCTTCTGGTTTGTCTATGTTGATGGGCGCAGCTGGTAAGGGTATTCGTCAAGTTGTTATGCACATAGATAACGAAATCATCAAACCTATTGTCCACAGACAGTTTGTGTACAACATGCGTTATGATGAGGATGAATCAATTAAAGGCGATGTTAACATTGTACCAAAAGGTGCAGTTAACCTTGCAGTCAAAGAGACTGTAAATGTTCGCCGTATCGAGTTTCTTAACGCAACCGCCAACGAGGTTGATATGCAAATTGTTGGTAAGGAAGGCCGTGCAGCGATTCTTCGTGAAGTGGCTAAAGGGTTGCAAATGCCTGTGGATGACATTGTTCCATCTAGGGAAAAAGAACGATTCCAAGATAAGGTTAGAGCGCAGATGCAAGCACAACAGCAAGCTCAGCAGCCTACACCGACTCAACCGGATGGTTCTCCCAAAGGAGGAATGGATGGCAACACAGTGAGTAACCGTGACACTGGAGGTGCTGGATGATAAATCCAAAACCAGAGGTTATTCAGTCTTTAGCAACCGTGTGTCGTCAATATCCTGAAGTGCTTAATTGGCTGAAGGAATGGCGTGATCACGAACTACAGAAGCTACCGAGTGTCTTGCAAAACACGGCACTTGCACAGGGGCGGTGTCAAGTTTTGTCAGAAGTTACTAAACTAATAGAACAGTCCCCTGAAACGTTTTCAGCAAAGTCAAAATGACAGCTGTTAATTACGCACACCGATAGGAGCGATTATGTCAATACCAAAGCAAGTTCAGAAACAATCAGAGGAAGTACAAGAGTTGTACAAACAGATTAACGGAGAACCAGAAGAAGCACAGGCAACTGCCGAGGCTGCTCCTGAAGAAGCTGTTAATAATGTGGCAGAACCTACAACTTCCGACAGTGTAGAAGAACAAGCACCTCAGTCTGAGCCGCAAGAGCAAACGGAGTCAGGCGACCAAGAACCGAAACAAGATGACTGGCAACAGAAATACAGATCGTTGCAAGGGATGTATAATGCCGATGTTCCTAGGCTTAATGCCGAGAACAGAGACCTTTCTTCCCGTGTGTCTCAACTAGAAGGACTGCTAAGCACAATGCAGGAACCTGCTCAACAAACACCAGTTCAGTCTGAAAAATTAATTACAGATGACGATGTTAAAGAGTACGGCGATTCCATTGCTGTTATGCGGAAAGCAGCTCGTGAGGAAGTAGCTCAAGAGATTGCACAGTTAAGACAACAAGTTGGACAACTTCAAGGTGTTTTACCTCAAGTACAGCAGGTACAAGCACAACAGAAGAAGTCTGGCGAACAAACGTTCTGGAGCACTATTGCTAGCGAAGTACCGAATTGGAGTGATATTAACAACGATCCTGATTTTCAATCATGGTTGTTAGCGATTGATCCACTAACTGGTATTAGCCGACAGACTTATCTAGAAGATGCACAAAAAAATCTGGATTCAAGTCGAGTGGTCAACTTTTTTAGAACTTGGGAAGGGGAAACTGGTAAGACTAATACTGCTCAAGTTGACCGTACTGCTCAACAATCTCAGTTACAGAAACAAGTTGCTCCGGGACGAAGCCGGAACAATGGCGTAAAAGCTTCTGGACAAAACCGAACATATACCCCGAACGATATTCAAGAGTTTTATGCTGATGTCAGGAAAGGTAAATATAAGGGGCGAGATGATGAACGAGGTCGAATCGAACGTGACATTTTTGCTGCACAGCAAGAAGGTCGCATTAACGTTGCTTAATTAACAAATAGGAGGTCATTATGGCTTACGCAACATCATCCGGGCATCCGCAGTATACCGGGAATTTTATTCCTGAGATATGGTCGGGTAAGCTCATTGAGAATTTCTACGATGCTACGGTATTGTCAGCAATCTCAAACACTGATTACGAGGGTGAAATTAGAAATATGGGCGATACCGTCAATATTCGAACCACTCCCGAAATCACAATCCAAACCTATGTTAAGGGTCAAACTCTATCCGTAGAGAATCCTGACAAGGCTAAACTACAACTCGTAATTGATAAGGGTGAATACTTTGCCTGCGTTGAAGACGATGTTGACCAAGTACAGACAGACATGAATCTAATGGATATGTGGTCGAAAGACGCTTCTGAGCGTATGAAGATCAAAATTGACCAAAGGGTTTTGACTGATCTGCTACCAGACGTATCTGCAAACAACAAAGGTCAAACAGCTGGAGCAATCTCTGGTAATATTGATCTTGGTGTAGCAGGTACTCCCGAAGCGCTTACTACTTCAAACGTGATTGGTAAGATCGTAGACATGGGAACAGTTCTTGATGAAGCTAACTGTCCTGAGCAGAATCGTTTTCTTGTGATTCCTGCTAAGATGGCTGGTCTAATCAAGCAATCAGACCTTAAAGATGCGTCTATCACTGGTGACGGAAGTACACCATTGAGAAACGGTCGTCTTGGTATGATTGACAGGTTTACTGTCTATGTCTCTCACAACCTGAAGAAAACTTCTGGCGGTGAGTTCAGTGTTATTGGTGGACATAAGATGGGCTTCACGTTTGCATCTCAGATGACAAACATGGAAACCATTCGTTCTGAAACAACTTTTGGTAACATCATTCGTGGTCTTCAAGTGTACGGCTATAAAGTCGTTAAGCCTGAAGCTCTTGCGACAATGATCGTTACAGTATAAGGGGGTAAATCATGGCTACTTATAACGATGGTAAAGGATACAAACTTGGTACTGGTGCAGCACACGTTGCTAAAGGCATCAATAAAGTTTCATCCATTAGCGTGGACTTGAACTTTGCGACTATCACTACTGAGAGGGCAGCAGCTGGTCTGACTGCACTTACAAGTGCTGATATTCTTGAAGTAATCAGGATTCCTGCAAACACATACGTCACTAGCGTGGCTCTGAATGTGACAACTGCCGAAGGCGGAACACTGACTGTTGATGTCGGTGATGGCGATAACCCAGATGGATACATTGATGGTGTTAACGCTAATGCTACAGCAGCATATCTTACTGTTGCTGGAACAGACGCTTACGAGTCTGGCAAGTATTACACAGCAGCTGATACGATTGACATTGTTCTTAACAATGCTGCAGATGCAGCGGTTATGACTTTGACAGCCGTAATGGTTGACTGCTCAGAGTAATCTAAATTAGTCGGGGGGCTTCGGCCCCCCTACTTGTACACGAAAGGAGGTACTTATGGGTAAAGGTATGAAACACTATCTTCGAGATGGAACTGAGCATAAAGGCGCTATGCACAAGATGGCTAATGGAACTTTGCATACAGGCAAAACACATACAGCTAATAGTAAAAAATTATTTCATTTTAAAGATTTGAGTAAAACAGCTCAGAAAAAGGCTAAAGCATAATGGCTAAAATCGACAAATCTAAAATGGCATGTAACAAACCGAAGCGTCAAGTTTCTGGTGGTAAGAAGTTTGTTGTAAAAGCGTGTCAGAATGGTAAAGAAAAAATTATTAGGTTTGGCGATGCGAATATGAAGATTAAAAAGAATCAACCGGGCAGGCGCAAGAATTTTCGTGCAAGGCATGGGTGTGATACACGACCACCCTCCAAAATGACTGCTCGTTATTGGTCGTGTAAGAAGTGGTAATATTATGGCAGCACCAAAAGTAAAATCTAAGAAAGACGCTTGTTACCATAAGGTAAAAGCTCGCTACAAAGTTTGGCCATCAGCATATGCTTCAGGGGCTTTGGCTAAATGTAGAAAGGTAGGTGCAGCTAACTGGGGCAACAGTAAAAAGAAGAAGTGATATGGCAGTAAGAAAAACAGAAGCTGGTGCTAACTTACAAAGATGGTTTAAGGAAAAGTGGGTAGATGTAAGAACAGGCAAGCCGTGCGGAAGGCAAAAGGGAGAGAGTCGTGCTTACCCTTATTGCCGCCCGTCTAAGCGAGTATCATCCAAAACCCCCAAAACGGCCAAAGAACTCACGGCTTCTGAAAAACGCAGTCGCTTGGCTCAAAAGAAA